CTGTTTTCGTTGGTGTCACATATCATTGTGGTTGACAACAGAAAAATTTTGTTATATATGTGGGTTTAATTATGATAATTTACACGCTATTAGTATTAAGGCAATTCAAGAATTATTGTTAGAAGTTGAACTATTAAAAAGTAGGATACAAGTTTTAGAAGGCTCAATTTCATAATAAATATATTATATAAAAATATAATGCCTTATCATACTAAAAAAAAAGATGATAAACCAAAAATGGTTGTTGTTGTAATGAAAAAAAAAGATGCAAAAATGAAACCAAAAAAAGAATTAAGTAAAGTTCAAAAAGATTTAATGAAGGAAATAAAATCTAAACATAGTAAAAAACATATGGATATGATGAAAAAAGCTATGTTAAGCGGATTATGCTTTCAGGAAGCCCACAAAATGGCTATGAAAGAAGTTGGAAAATAATTAAATAAAAATATTATATATATATTATGGTATTAACTTATAAACAACAATTTAATAAAAAATATGGATTTAAATTAAATGAACCACATAGTTTAAAAGAAATATCAGATATTACAGGTTATAAATTAAGTGGACTAAAAATTATATTTGAAAAAGGTGAAGGAGCCTATTATAATAATCCTTCTTCTGTAAGAAAATCAGTAAAAAATCCTCAACAGTGGGCTATGGCTAGAGTATATGCATCTGTTAATCCAAAAAGTAAATCATACCAAGTAGATAAAATACATTTAAAAAAAAAATAAATATAATTAATAAAATGCAAATTATTTTAAATTGTGATTTAGAATATCAATTAAAAAAAGATTTTAAAAAATTTAAATCTATGATGCTTGATTTAGATGAAAAAAATATTAATATATTTGAAGATGAAGACAAAGCATGGAATTTATATATATTAAGTATTGTTTGGGATAATAATACCATGATTAAATGTATTAAAAAATTAATCAAAAATGGTGTAAATCAAAAAGTAATAAATGATTATTTTAAGAATTTTATTAAAATGAAATATAAAATGCAAAATGGAATATGGAGTTGGAATGAAATAGATGAATATGATATTGATTTTAATGATGTAAAAAAAACTAGCACAACTATGGCTTTTTTCTAGTTTATATATATATATGAAACCTAAATTTGAAAAATCAAAAAAAAAACATAAAAAGTATTCTGTAATTACACCAAGCGGAAAAAAAATAGATTTTGGAGATAAAAGATATAAACATTTTAAAGATACAACTGATTTAAAATTATATTCTGATTTAGATAATAATGATAAAAAGAGACAAAAAAATTATTGTAAAAGGTCTGGAGCTATTAAAGATAAAAATAATAAATTAACAAAAAATAATAAAGAATCTAGTAATTATTATAGTAGAACATTTTTATGGAGTTGTGATAAATTATAAATTATTATTATTATTTTCAAATTCATGGACTGGTTCTTGATTTGCTGGAACCTTTCTTTCACAGCTCATACAGCCTAAATTAATACTAGTACATCTCGAATGTTGAATTTGCGATATAATAGAAATAAATCCTTGTATTGATATAGTTAATATCATAGGAGTTAATAGTGGGTCCATTTATTAAATCAAAATATTTTTTTTTATTAATTTATAATATAAGTTATTTTATTTATTTTTTTTTCTAATTTATAATTAAAAATGACATATAAACAAATCACAGGCTATGAAGGAATATATTGGATAAATAAAAATGGAATGGTTATGAATAAACATTATAAAATTATTAAATTAACACAAAATAATAAAGGATATTTAATGATTAATTTACATAAAAATGGATTACAAAAATGTTATTTAATTCATAGATTAATAGCATTACATTTTTTAGAATGTCCTGATAAATCATTAAAATATATAGACCATATAAATGGTAATATTTTAGATAATAGATTAGAAAATTTAAGATATATTAATTCTAGTGGAAATAGTAGAAATAAAAGATTAAAAAAAATGTCTAAATCAGGAATTACAGGTGTATATATTTCTGGGAAAAAATTTATTAGTGTGATTAGAGATGAAAATGGTAAGAAACAATATCTAGGAACATTTGAAACGGCACAAGAAGCAAGTGATAAATATAAAGAAGAATATAATAAATTAATGCAAAAATTTGAATTTACAAGAATAATTTAATCAGAATCAGAATCTAATTCAGAATCTGAATCAAATTTAATCAAATCAAAATTACTATAATATCTTTCATTTTTCGGCTTCTTATTTAAAATAAGTAAATGATTATATTTTTTTTTAAATGCTAATTTAAATACTTCTTCAACTTCTTCTTTATTTAAATCAGCCATAAGCTCATCAACTATACAAGCTTTTTCTTTTGTATTTTGGATAACCGATCTTAACAAAAAAACTGAGGATGTATTAATTCTAAATATTAATGGTAATTGATTAAATTTTTGGCTCATAATCCAAATTGATAAGGAACCACCCTTACCATCTCCCTTATTTAAAATATGTCTTCTATTCAATATACATTTTGTTAAATATTCTGCCTCTTTATTATTTTTTAATGATTTAATTACATCATCTAATATTATTAATACATTATTACCTTCTTCATCTTCTTGCTCTGTTTCAATAATATTTTTCATTAATTCATCACTATATTTATTAAATATTCTATCTTCATTTAAATTTAATTTATCTAGTGGCAAACTTTGTAAAGATGCAGATATTAAATATATTTTGTCAAATAATTTATAATATGCACGACTTTTTTCAGGATGCTTTTTTGTAGGATGACTACATAATAATTTTAATACCAATGAAGTTTTACCAGTTCCAGATGCTCCAACAAAGAAGAAAAGCATGTTAATAGGTTCTAAAGGCGGTGTGGGTATATAAGGCAAATTTGATAAATCATCAACATTTTGCTTAACTAAATCAAAATTTTTTAATTTTAAATTATCAATAATTTTCATTATTTATATAATAAGTTATAATATTAAAATTTCAAAATTATTTTCTAATATATTAATATAAATATGTCTTTACAGAATAGCCTCCCGACTTCTATGCTCTATAGTATTACCGGTTCAGATTCGATACCTTCGAGAACAAGATTAAGCCGCTTTGATGCTACTAATAGTTCTTACAATTCTGGCTCAAATAATAAAATTTTAATACCAGTTTCAGCTGATGGTTTTATAGATACATCTAAATCATATTTATATTTTAAACTAACTAATAATTCTACATCTGCCGCAGATGCTGGAATTAAATTAGATGGTAATGCAGCATGTGTAATTGATAAATTAGAAATAGCTGTAGCTGGTAGTTCAATTGTTGAAACAATAGATAGATATAATATTTATCATTTAATGGAACAAGATTGGAATTCTTCAATAAATGATTTAACTTTTTCTCAAGCCGTTTACGGCGGTGGAGCCCCCGCATTAGAAGCCGTAAGCCAAGGGCACGGAGTAGGTGAAGGTGCTTCTAGCCATTTTTGCGTAAAATTAAATTGTGCTTTCTTAAACAGTTATTATCACAAAGCACTCCCTATGGGATTACCTCAAATAACTATACAAATCACATTAGCTTCTGGGGTCCAAGCTCTTATCGCCCAGAATGCTGATTTAGCAGTTAATACATATTCATTAGATGAAGTTAGATATTATGCTCCTGTATATACCATTCTTGACGAACAAATTATGGCTCAATATAGCCAACAGATAAGTTCTTCTCCTACTGCTTTCATAGGTCAGTCCGCCGGAACAATAATAAATTCTGTCGCAGCACAAACTGGCTCTCAGACTTTACAATTAAACGCTTCATACAAATCTCTAAATGCGATGGTCACTCTGATGAGACCATCAGCAAATCTTAATAATAAAGTAAAAAATGTATTAACCGCTTTTAACTTAACTAATGTAGGCGGATATAGACACACTATTCAAGGTCAGTTATATCCTGCTGATGAAATTGATTTTTCGGCTACCAATACTGGCAGAGCATATATGGAAGCCAGTAAAGCATGGGCTCCACACGGTAAAAAATATGCTGTATCAAGTTGCATTACATTAACTAGATTTAAAGCAGATGATGCCGCAGGAGATAATGTTGGCTCGGGACAGATGGCTGTAGATCTCAAACGCTTTTCAGATGAGCGTCTAGTTAATTTAGGTCTCGATACATCAGGCTCTGGAGCTCCATCCACTATAGAAATAAACTTTTCGGGAGGCTCGCCGGCAGCCCAGGATGTGACTACATATGCCCTTCACGACCGCACATTTATTATGCTCCCTAACGGAACTGTAGAAGCCGTTTTTTAATTAAAAAAAAATATATTATATATATATATAATGGAAGGTTGTGATGATTCAAAAGAATATAAACCTGATGTGAATATTAATTATAGAGAAGAATTAATAAATAAATATAAAGATTATAATTTTGATTTTGAAAAAATAGATGATAGTTATATTGATTTAAATGATAAAAAAAATTTAATCAAATATTGTAAAGATATTATTGATAAAAGTTATAATCAATATCCAGAACCTATGCATAGTATTTTAATCAAGAATTTATATTACAAAACTATTAAAGGAATGAATAAAGAAGAATATTTAAAAGAAAAAGCAGAATTAGAAAATCTTGATTTTATTGATAAAGAATTAAAATTATTAAATAATTTACCTTTTTAAAATAATAAAGAATAAAAATAATATATTATTATAATATATATAATGTCTCATATTAGATTATTAAAATTAAATTCATTAGATAGTTCAACTGTAAGCTTAAGCACAGATAAATCAAGTTTTACTTTTAACCTTGATAATGATTTAAGAAATAAAGGAAGATGTTTATGTGAGGTGTTATCAAGTGTGATTCAAATCACAGCCGATGATGATAAAAATTCTAAAGTTGTTGATGCAGATATAGCAATAATAGTTTTAAGAAGTAATATACAACAACAAGGAATTTCAACTGAAACGGGCGGTTCTGGAACAATACTGGCTCAATTTACAGAAGTAGAAAATAAAACATCAGCATCATGCGCGCAAACTAGTCCATTAAGTTTTATATGTAATGAATTACCAAGTCAAATCAAAATTGAAAGAATGAATTATACTGCCGCAAATCCTAGTGTTTTAGAAGCATCAAATACTTATACTACTAGACCATTATTATTTTCTGTTGATTTAAAATTGACTTTTTTAGATAATTAATTAATTATTAAATTATATAAAATATCTAAAAAAAAAATCTAATATATATATATAATGACAAAAAAAAAGATTTATGAATATGAAAATATTGATGAGCGAAAAGCAATATATAGAGAACAAGATAAAATCAAACATTTTATTAAATATTGGGAGAAACATTACAATATAAAAGTTCCTGTTGAAAAAATTCAATGGTATAAAGCCAATAAACCAATAATCAAAAAATGTCTACCAATTTTAAAAGAATTAGGTGAAATAGAATTTATAAATAATAATGATTTAGATTAATCAAAATTTCTTTCTAAATCACATACATATAAAAATTATAATTTTCCGACAAAATTGATTTTTGATTATAAATTAATAAACACAGAATGGCACTAGTAGCAGATAATAAGATCGATGTTTTAAATAATTATTATACAATTACGACACAAGATGAAATATCTTATTGTTTTGTATGTAGAAAAAGAACAAGAATTGTAAAATGGTATTTAGACCCACTACCCTTTTATGAAACTGAATGTATGTCTATTTGTGAAAGATGTGAGTTTAAATTAATTGATTCTCATGATTATATTTTATATAGATAAAAATATTAATTAAATTTATATTATTTATTATTAAATTTTTTTTTGTATATATTTCTTTCTAATTCAGATACATATAAAAATTATAATTTCTCGACAAAATTGATTTTTGATTAAAACTTAATAAACACTTGAAAAAGAATGAATATGAATAAACAACAAATTATTGAATATAATAACACAAAAATAAATTATTTTAATCTATTAGTAAAAAATAATAAAATTGCTATTGATTGTGATATAGTAGTAGATAAAATTAATCCATCATTTAGTAAAAAAATATCTACTTTAGAATATATAAGTAATATTATATGTAGAAAATATATACATAACTTATTATATAATTTTAGAAAGCAAACAGAAAATTATTTGAAAAATAAAAGTATAAGAAATTTTGAAAATTTATTAAATATAAACCGAGAAAAAATCAATAAACATTTCATAAAACAATTAACAGATACTTTAAAATTATCAAATGCTAAAATACCTACTTCAAAAACTTTAAATTATCATTATATTGTTCATTTAGGATTTTATGGTGATTCATTTATGACTTATTTATGTGATTTGTTTATTTCAGAGGAAGACTATCATGAGAAATATCAATATAGTTCTAAATTAACTTTAAAAGAACTTAAAAATAGTATTATAACAGAATTTACAAATCAATTAACTGATGCTAGTAATACATATTTAATAGATGTCTATACACATTATTTAGAATTTGGTCATATTATGAAAGTAAAACATACACTATCAATAGACATAAATATTGATATTAGTCTTTTTACTAATATTAGTATGGAAAATGAATTAGAAAAATTATTTTGATTTATTTATAAATTAAAATTATATAATCTTTTAAAATATATATTAAATTTTTTTGTATATATTTCTTTCTAATTTAGATACATATAAAAATTATAATTTCTCGACAAAATTGATTTTTGATTAAAAATTAATAACAGCCTATCGGGTAAGTAAATGTCTATTATCTCCGAACTACCAGAAAATATTAAAAAAAAAATATTACCATTTCCACTTGAAGTAAATGAACTTATTATTGATAAAGTAATTATTACAAAAATTACAAATAAACAATTATTAGCAGTTAAAGCTATATTATGTAATCAAATGATAGATAAATTTAATCCCATGTTTTTAAATCAAGAATATTATTTTCATAGTATTACACATAATCTTATATCTCCAGGAGATTATGCTGATTGTAATTTACAAAAATATAAGAATTATTTTAAAAATATTATATTGGATGAAACAACACAATTTTATAAAAAATATTTTAAAACACATCCTAAAGAAATAAAATATTCTTTATT